TTGGGAAATCCTGGGACGCCATGTACGAGAATGGCCAGCTACGTCCCTCCACTGCAATGTATGTGAAGTCTCCAGGGAAATGGTGGGATGGTTACTCAGGCCAGTCCATTGTGGTGATGGACGATTTCTCTGGTTGGCTGCCATATCCGGATCTGCTGCGTGTCTTGGACCGCTATCCATTGCGCGTGGAAGTCAAAGGAGGATCTGTCCCATTTGTTGCTACCACTATATTCGTGACATCCATGCAGAAATTGACCAGTTGGTACCCTTACAAGAATCAGGAGGAACTGAAGGCAGTGACAAGGAGGTTCACTAAGTTTATTGTTTATGAGAGTCTCAACCATAAGCAAGAGTTCCTTGATTGGTTCTCATTTGCTAGGGAGACATGCTCTTATATAGATTAGCGAGAGCCTCTGAAAGCGATGTAATAAACCGCTTGGACATAGACAATAGAGTCATCGTCAAAAGAAGTGAGGTCAAGCCCCTTTTCTATGTAACCTTTGACTCCAAAATGTGTGACAGATGGTTCAGTCAGATTGATCCATCCTCTGTAGTTAGCAGAGAGGGAGCTTGCGAGGGTTCCACCGGCTGTGTTGAGGTTGAGGGTGGTTCTTGCAACAGGCCTGAGGATTCGTTTGTGCACTCGTCCTTGGCCGAGTTGCATTTTCCTGTAGGAGTTGTAAGCTTGCACAGTTGCAAGGCTTGCTGGAGGATCCGCGTCATCTCGATCGATGCACGTGTGGACGATAGGAGTAGATTGTGTAACTGTAATGATGTCTTGTGATCCTCCGACTGCAGCTTGGTCGACAGTTTGGCTCCATTGGAACTTGAGGACGCATTTGAGGATTTTGTACTCGTCAAAGAGGGCGTTGAAGGAGCCCGCGGTAACCTCCGGGATCTGGCCGGCGTTGAAAGTGTAGACAATCGGGCCAGATGAGTCAATGGCCGTGCGCTCAACCGTTTTCTTGAAGACATAGGTACGGAAGGGGGACATAAGGGAACGGCGTCCCCGTCGATGAAACCGTGTGGACCTAAAGCGTCTGAACGGTCGTCTTCTTCTGGAGAAGCGTCGTTTTCCATAGCTTCGTCGTCTACGAAAGGGCATTGCATGCTCAACCTATTTAGGGTTTGTACCTAAGCGGATTCCAATGTTAGGGTTAAGGGTATAGTGCAGCCCGCGCAGCGGGGGAGGTTAGGGTGCCCGACTGGACACGGATTCCATACCTACTATTTAGGGTTTGTACTCAAGGCTTTGGTAGTGCTCCATCTTTTATCCCGCCAAAATTATTTAATTGTGTTGGCACATCTGATTGGCTCTTTTTGCCGCGGGGGCATTTAACATGGCGCATGCAGCCTGCTCCGCGTTGCAAGGTTTAAATAGAGGGGTGCTGTGGTTAGTATTACCCACAGCACCTAGCCGTCAGCCATGCCCCGGTCTACTCAAGTGTCTGGTTGGTGTTTTACCTGGAACAACCCTGCTGCTGATGTCGATCCTGCGACACTGTTCAGCAGTGTGCCTTCTGCTCTGCAGGACCGTCTCCGGTATGCGGTCTGGCAACTGGAATGTGGTGAGCAAGGAACATTCCATATTCAAGGATATGTTGAATTCAAGCGTTCTGTCACTTTCGGCTCTGCCGTGAAGATACTGCCCACTGGCGTTCATTTCGAGCCCCGACAGGGATCGCGTGAGCAAGCTAGGGACTACTGTATGAAGGCGGATACTCGCTCTGCTGGTCCTTGGGAGTTTGGCCTTTGGGTTCCTGGAGGAAGAGGCAGGAGGTCAGATATAGAGGAGATGTTTGAGATGGTAAAGGAGGGAAAGAGTGAGCTTGATGTAGCAGAGTCTCACCCTGGTAGTTGGGCACATGCCTACCGCGCCCTACAACACTACCGTATTCTTCTTCCACCTCCTCCTAGATTGACTCTAGAGGTGATCCTTCACTATGGCCCACCTGGTGTTGGGAAATCCTGGGACGCCATGTACGAGAATGGCCAGCTACGTCCCTCCACTGCAATGTATGTGAAGTCTCCAGGGAAATGGTGGGATGGTTACTCAGGCCAGTCCATTGTGGTGATGGA